GTAAGCAATTGCGGCAATTGAACCGACACTTAAAAAAGCAATTGCTGCCTTGATATATGTCGATCCACCACCCAGAGTATCATCAATTTTCTTCCCCAATTTTTTAGCAAAAAACAATTGATTATCCTTGCGAACCAAACAAGGTCGTAAGAACTTCATTGCAATCTTGCGCACAAACTGGAACTTGCCAAGATATCGACAGCTTCGTCTGAAAAACTGACTGTAAAAATACATTGAGACAAGCATTTTAAACACAGCATCCATGAAGCCACCAACTACATTACCAGAGGGTTTAGTGATTTCATTTTCTACAAAGTGAATAGAAAGATCCAAAATATCGCCGACGTCAGAGTGCTCAGTGACGTACCGGCAATAGTTGTAAAAGTCATGCAAGATATCACCGTCACTCCACCCTCGACTAAGTAATGGTGGCAATTCTTCAAAAGCATAGTAGTTGAGGTAAAGTTCTTCACATCCTCCAACACACTTTTCAACAAACTTGGTTACATGTTTGGTGTATAAGCTCTAAGTATTGCTGTGTCAAATCTGCCATCACGCCAAGGCTTCTCCTTTTCCTTAAGGGTTTCAAACAACTCACAATTGCCATTCCGATCATAGAACTTCTTAACCCAATCGTATTCTTGCTTGTAAAGTTTTTCAACTTCTTCTGGAGATTCAGGATTTGGTCTTGTTCTTCGTCGGAAATCTTCAATAAATTTATGTTCTGTCAATGCATGAGGATCCATTTCCTCTTCGTCCGAGCTTGAATACACCACTTCACCGGCTACCATCTTATAACCTTGCAATTCTTCATTCGCACAAAGACACATATCTGTTGGATTAATACATCCAGCACATAATTCAACTTTGAAATTAGCACAATTGTTCAAGGCCCTCATTTGTTCGGCATGGTGCAAATCACTAATTTCCCCCAACCATTTCAAAAAGAAAGCCATGTTGGGCAGTTCAAACAAATATGTGTACTCTCCACGCATATCAGATGTGCGTGTGGCAACCGAGATTCCGAAGGTCCAGAGATCATCATATCCATCGGTTACAGGACATTTTGAGGAGTCGAGCGAAATTTTATCCTCAGCGACATACTGTTTCTTCACTTTGGGCTCAATGCGATATTTCAAGCGGCGCATTGCAGCATAAGAAGCACGATAGTAAATTGGGATATTTAAGTCGGCGACGTTTGATGAAATGAGACACAAGTCACATAACATTGGTGTTTTACCCTTGTCATCGATAGCTGCTTGTGGTGGACACCACGCAATCATATTACAAATGCGCATCACATCTGAGATGGTTGGATCAACACCTTGTATCTTTGACGGGTTGTGGATAGCAGCGTCGTCTATGATAACGGTGTGCATACTTGACTTATAGTTCTCATAGTACTCAGTTTCTGCTGTAACCGTGTACACAAAACCTTTATCTGTGCTACGACCCCTCCGTTTCGCATCAAAATCTGTGATAATAGACATAACACTTGATTTTCCAATTCCAGAATCACCATAGATAATGAGTCCAAGTGGAGCCTTCCGCATGGCTTGTGCAGCAGTGACAGATAAGTATCGATTTTCGATAGCTATTAGTTCATACTGAATCCCATGGAAAAATTTACCTTCCGGTGTTGCCACCTTCATGTACTTCACCAGCGACTTACTTTCTGCAATTGCTTGAGACAATTCTGCTAAGAAAGTGTGAACATCCTGGCCGATCGCACTAGGGTTGCTCAGAAACTCTGATTGCATCTTAAGTTTTTTGGCTTTCAAGGTCCAGACACTCAAATTATCACTATCAATAAAGAAGTGATCAATATCTCCTGTCAGCACAAC